GTTGGCTCCTGAGCAATTGCAGGGGGCTGGGGAACCTTCGGGGGAGGCGGCGGGTCTCTGGGGACGCTGGCGCAACCCGTCAAGAGCAGTGCCAAGCCTGCTGTTGAGACTAGCGATTTGAGCATCCTTTTCCTTCCTAAGCTTATCCGCAGACTCCACCATGGACCTCTCACGCTCTCTGGCGAGTTCTGAGGCCTCTAGGAGCTTCTGATTGTACTGGGCCTGTAGGGTAGCCTGGGTTTCTGCTTTGGCCTTCTGTACGGCCTTGTAGACGATGACCTTGTGGGTTCCGAAGAGGATACCCAAGATGAGTATGATCCCACCCAAAAAGAGTAGGCGCGGTTTAAGACTGAGCCACGGTAGCACGGGGCTGCTCCTTCACAGGCTTCAGGCATAAGGACCTTTCAGCCTCTCTCCTACGAGTGAGGCCCTTGTAGACCTTGCCACCAGCCTTGTTCCATCTCAGGAGTTCGTTACAGGCTGCTGTGTAGTCGCCTGCGTTGAGCTTCTTCAAAAGGGTTGATTTGCAATAAGCACCCACACCCACGTTGTATGTGAACGAGGTGAAGGCATCGTATTGGTTTTGGTTGAGAGGAACCTGAGTGCATCTCAGGACACCCATGCCATGCTCTGTGAGTTCCTTCTTTAGAAGAGAGTCACACTCAGCCTTGCCATAGGTTTTGCCTGGGATGATGTCAGGACCCGTATATCCGTTGCATACGGTAAGGACACCGACCACATCATAGTATGGTTTGTATTCGGTGCCTTCCCACATAGACACAGAGGCGACTAAGGCCGTCCCTGCGAGTGACCCTAGGAGCCACTTATTTGCTTGGTTCACTTCCGCTAATATCCTTGTAAATCTGATAGAGCTTATGCCCAATCATAAGGATGGTGTAGACAAGGGTAGCCCAAAGAAGGATTTCACTGACCTGAATCCCAGCCACTGTGGCTAGGGAAACAGAGACAGGAGGCGCAGCTTTGGCAGCTACCCCTGCTACGGTTTCAGAAGTCTGCTGGGACATGGACATTGGTGTTAATCTCTTATCTAAAAATAGCGATACTGATAACGCTGGCATCGGTAGCGCCATCGGCAGTATTCGTTACCCTGATCCTAATCTGTGTGGTTGTTTTCGTTACTGTGCTTGAATCAGGAGCTACCACACAGTTACCAGTCGTGGCCGGACGGTTAGCAGTCCCGACCACTGCGTAGTCAGCATCTGGCATGGCAGTAGCAAACGTGATGGTGTAGACACCAACAGCATTCCTTGTAACGCCAGATACATTACCACTGGCTAGAATTGTGGGGGTTGCTCCAGAAAACACCACCCAAGCCCTTGCGCCAAATACAGGGGCAGTGCCGGTTTGGGCACCAGATAGTTTAGAGGCCGTAATAGCCGCGTCTACAACTGCTGAGGTGTTCACCGATGCAGCGTCTGCGAGAGACACGCCTGTGGTTCCATCAATAACAACTGGCATACACCTCCCTAGTTAGAGACCTTGAGTGCTCGAAGCTCATCCAGAGTCGAGCAGGAGTCAGCAAGGTTAGTGATGTCACGCAACCTACGCTTCTCAGCGACAATCTCAGAGGCATCCGATCCGTCCTCAAGGGCGCGTTGAAACTGCACATCCAGAGCAGCGAACAAAGGAGCACGTTCCTCACGAAGGCGAGCCTTGGTAATCTCTTTTGCTTTACTGAGGCTTACCGTGACCACGCCATCTGTTTGCTCCCATGCGTCATAGAAGTCTTCGTCCTGATGGGGCAGCGAGTCTACCGTAACAATAAACGAGGCGACACCAACAGGGATGTCCTTAGACTGCACCTCAGAGACCGGCAGTTCTCCGGTTGGAATGCAGATAGACACGCCGCCAGTTGCGTTAGTAAAAATGATAACTTCATTCATCGGAATACCGCCACACTGGTGTTGGTGTTGTCAAATGCTGTTGGCGTAGTAGTGGCAGTAGACACTCTACAACTGGACCCGGTAAGAAAGCCGTCATTTACAGGAGACAAGACTCGCCAAGTCGTTGCTGCGGAATCTCGGGAGGCTGAACCAATTACGCAGTAGTTTGCGTCAGCAAGGCTGTTGGTGAAGTTGATCGTGTAATCGCCTGTTCCGTTCTTTAGAATGGAACTAACATTGAACGAAGCTTTGATAGCTGAAGT